CAACGGATAGATACCTGACCCGACAAGGTGATTGCCTCTGCGTTTGCTAGTTTGTAATAACGGAAATACTGATTGCCGATAGCACCATAAGCAGAGTTAAGTTGAATCTTCCTCGCCATTTGGATGTTGTTGCACCGAGCAATCTCTTTTTCCAACTCTTTTGTCTTTTTCTTTTCATATTCCTGCTTTGCAGCAAGCATTTTCTTTTTGTAGATGGTGCGATCTTCGTAAATATTTTCCATCAATTCTGGAAGGAATCCACGCACATCCTTACGAGAAGCATTGCGCCGTTAGCACATACCGCATAGTCCTTATACAACTCAAAGTTAGTTTGCTGATTCAGAATCTTATCAACAGTTACATTTGGGTGCCTCTCGTCCAAGAAGAGTTTCTGGGACTTATGTTGTATTGCATAATCAGGTGGGGGTATAAGACTGTTTAAATCGAAACTTACAACATAATCATAAATGCCTGGAATAGGTTCTTTAACATACGCACCAGCATACTTAGAATCTTTCTAGACTTTTCTTTGGGAGGAATAACAATGTCCCTCTTTCAGATAGTTGTAGATAATCGTATCCCACATTCGGACTTGTGAAAATACATCAGTATAGTTTGCTTGGCGTCATATGCCATCGTCAAGGCAAGTTCAATCAGTTTCATCTTGTCTTCCATACGGTCGACAAGTTCCACGTCAATAGATGTTGTACTCTACAAACTTCTGCCAACCTTTTGTGTAAAAGTCTTTGAACGTATCAAACTCGCAGTGATCCAACTTTTTCTGCCCGAGTTCGACACTAGCGATATAATCAAGACGATAGGACTCTTGTGCCTTATAAGTAAACTTCTTATAAAGATTCAGATAGTCAAGTTGACTGATACCACCAACATCATATGAAATGTGTTTACGACCAGCAACATAAATTTCATCTTCAGTCACAAGTCCCCAGGGAGACATACGCTTCATCAATTTCTCACCAAGAATTCGATCCAAGACGACGAACCAGATACGGAATATCATACAGTTCAATATTCCATCCAGTCACAACTTCTGGAGTATTCTCTTCAACCATCCACCAGTTAATGAAGTCCAGTCAGAAGGTCGTGCTCATTATGTAAATGAACGATAAATTACATTCTTCTGCTGATTCTTTAAACGGACCCATACCCCAAGTACGAATCTGTTTAGAAGAATAATCCTGAATTGTAATCAACAAAACTTCCTCAGCGGCAGACTCTACATCAGGGAATCCATTTTCTGATGCCACCTCAATATCCAATGTTGATAGTTTGATTTTGCCAATGTCAAATTTTAATTCCTCTTCTGGATATTTCTCTGAAATATATTGGTAGATATAATAGGTATTTCCGTAGATTTTAAAGTTTTCTATGCCTTCATATTTTTTAATAAATTCACGGCAGTCGCGCACACAACCAGGTTGAACTGCATCTACATAGTCTCCACTGAGATGTTTGATATTTAGTTTTCTTTTGAGAAGGGAACAAAAAGGGTCGGGTTAAACTTCTCACGGGTCATAAAATGTTTTCCATTTTCATAACCTCGAACCAAGAAGTGGTCCCCGACCATCTGTACGTTGGTGTAAAATCTCATCAGGCAGTCAATTCAAGATACTTTTCAATAATTTCTTCTTTATGGATCTACAATAGTAAGAATACTATCAGAGTGAATCATCATTTCCCTTTGATCTGTTACATTCTGGCCAAGGAGTTAGATTTCCTTCGGCGTCAATTACTAAACGGGTTGATTGACTCTACAATCTGGCTCTTCCAATTCAGATCCCATTTCAACAATTTCTGTAACAATTACATTATCGACCTTCAACAAGAGGCACTTAACTGTTTTGTCCATTTACCCTTTCCTCATATAGTTCTTTAACTGAATTTAAGTGGTTCGACAATAGTCACAACCCAATCTAACGGAACTAGTATCTGATCATCATTGAGTGAGAACTATCCAAGATGATAGAAATAACTTGAATATCTCCTTGCATTATGGGAAGTCTACTTCTTCAGTTAACAAGAATAGAATTTTCTGTTAGAACCGTATGAGGTTTATTAAAGATGTATCCACAAGGTTTTTCTTCAGAAACTAATCTCTTTAATATCAGAAATAATAGTTTCGCCAGATTTTAATAGTGCTAAGTTTGATTGACATTTTTCATCTTCTTCATTCAAGCTATTATACTCAAAAAAATAGGAGGTGTCAACTGGATTTTGCCAGTTACCTCCTTATGGCATGGCGCCGACGATACAAACTACATTCAATTATATTTATAGATAATCCTTGCGGGCATGATGCTCTGGAATTATTTTTCCAAGAACGATTGTGAGGAGTCCATCCTCAAAATCGACTGACTTCGCGGACTTCTGTGTCGTCGGATAAAGTCCACGCTCGTTTAAAACTTCTGCTGCGCCAATCCTTTGTGGATAAACGTCCTAGACTCTGATTCGGTATCTTCTTTTTGTCCTTCGACAACAAAGTTTTCCATACTCTGTGTAAGACATTGACTTCTCCTTTTTCTGAATCCAGCGAGTGCAAGTTCTAGGTCTGGATTCAACATTATTTATCCTGGACCAGGTTATATGGAGGATAGTTGGTTGTAGTTTCGTGAAGATTGAAAAGACGATCAAAGTATTCATCCATTCCAATGCTATTGCGCGTAATTCTTTCCATCAAAGCAGGAAGATCCGCAGCAGTATACCTTGTGAGGTTAGTCATTATGGTAGGCTCCTTTACAGCGAGTTTGTGTTTTGTGGACCCTTACGGCATCCGTATATAATTATACTACTTCTTACAAAAAGCGGATGCTAAAACCCGCTCTTTATCATTCGGCATCCTCTACCTTTTTCTTTTTGGCACCAATGTTATACTTGGTCTCTAGAATCCAGTCGCCCTTGTCCTTGTAAGCAAGAACTTTAATCTGGTTGAGAGGGCGATATCCTGTATCTTCTTAACATCAACAATCTCAATCAGACCCCAATCAGCAAGAAGTTGGGCGATACGATTGCGACGCTGAACATCATTCACAGTCAGGTTTGCGTGTTTGCCATCAAGAGCAAACAGTTCCTTAAAGTGAACGAGGTAATATCTACCTTGCTTGTGTAGAATATGGCAAGACTGATAGATTTTCTTTTCCTTTCTTGAAGCAACTCCGATACGGGTCAAAGTTTCACGAACTTTCAGAAAGTCATCGGGTTCGTCTGAGAATCACTTCCACCATTTGGTCGGGCGTCCACTTCACTTCAGGTTCTTGAACGACACTCATTTTGTTCCTCCAGTTTCAAATTTCGATTTAATAAATGTTAGTTGTTCTTTAGTAAGAATCCTCGAAGCTTGTTTTGCCTTCTCATTACTAAAACCATAGTAACGTTTAACATAATCAAGGTCTTTGATTTTATCTTGACGGAGCCAGGGAGAAAATCTCTTCTTTTTCCTCAGACTATTTATAAAGAAGTCATATTGCATCTTCTTTGGAAGAAAATTATACCGATTCATTTCATTTGCAAACATAATACAATCAAGATGTCCAGAAAGACAACGATTAATGATGTATGGTGCATATTCCTTCTCAAGTGAAGGAGTCTTCTTCAATCAGATGTTGTTTCGTTTGATTGATCGAGTTTAACCAGTCCTTCAATTCCATAATTAAAAAGCAGTAGTTCTTTACGTTGTTTTTGCTCTCGCATATATTCACCAACAGAACGCATTGTATAAGTCAAATCAAACTCCGCAGCATTCCAATTCTTAAACCTATCTTTTACAAGTTGGTCAGAATTATAACTGTATCCAACTGATCCATATCGTTAGCATCGCAATCAGCAGCAAACTTATCGTGATTCAAATCCTTTATGCATTGATCCCTTTCTGCCATAGAGATTATCCTTAATATCATAAGGAGGATCGAGATACATAAAAGCAGTCTTATCTCCATCCATCAGATAGTCATACGAGTAATTAGTTATACGCCAATGTTGCGATTATTTTAGAATACGAAGGCAGTTTTTCGAATCCCTCGCAAACTGAAGTTGTTTTGGGAAGCTTGTTCTGAAAATGATGATCCCTCTGTCGAGACCACTGAAACTGCACTTATTGACAACATAGAAAGCCACAGCACGATCAAGATTCGATAGAAGCGGTTCATTGATGTAAAACCTTTGAGTGATAGAATAGGATCTCTTGCCTTATCTGGAGTGTTATTTTTTAACTTTGTTTCTATCAGTTTATCTTTAAGGTCAGGACCAAACATCTGGAGTTGTTGCCAGAAGTTGACAAGAGGTTCATATAAATCATTCACCCAAATATCTAGGTTAGGATATTTTTTGGTGATATGAATCGCAACACTTCCACCACCAAGAAACGGTTCACGAAACTCATCATAATTTCTAAGATCTGGGAAATATGGAATCCATTTTGACGCAAGCACGGGACTTGCCCCCAGGATATCTTAAACAGGTTTTAAGAGACTTCATAATCTTTAGGATGATACTTCAAATACTCTCTAAAAGTGAGTTTCATTTCTTTCTGCGTCATACCACAATGCTTTGCGGCAGCAGGAAGCGTCATTTTAGCACGAAAGAGACCTTCATTCGCTTCTCTTACATTTTCTGGGTGGTTTTAACAGGATACTCATATAGATTTTTATAGGAGATTTTGTATGGATTCATTTAAACTCACATCTCACCAATTAACTCAGTCAATGCTGCCAAGGTATTAATTTCTTGGTCTGCCACGAATCCACCCTATACAGATACTTAGCGATAACAAGAACAGCAGCGGGGATGCTGGAAGGAGTAAGGGATTCGTAGCAAGCATCATAGACACGACGAAGAACAAGATGAGCATCGTTGTCAAGGTTGGCGACAACCCACTTACGAACTTCCGTAAAGTTTTTATCCTTAAGATTCTTGACCAGTTCGTTTACAGAGATGTCTGAGAAAGATGCAAGAATGCCGAGTCAATTTTGCCCCCACATGGTACCGTTGGCACTCGTTGAGGACTCGTCGCCAGTCGGGGAAGTGTTTGTTGATGAGTTCTGCAATAACTTTAAGATCATACTCAATACCTTCCGCATCCAAGATACTTTGTAGACGGTTGAGGAAAGATACTGCCAACTGAGCTTTTTCCTTTCCTCTTATCGCAAAGTCAATGACTCGCACATCGAGAGTGGAGGGTTCAATGATCGGTCTTGTAGTTACACGTGAAGATGAAACGGCAGTTACCAGCAAACTCCTCAATAAACGCCCGTAGGAGGAGTTGGTACATCGTTGCCTGTGTTGTCTGCCTCATCAATGATAACAACCTTGTGTTTAGCATCTGACTAAAGTGATACGGTCGAAGCGAAGTTCTTCGCATTGTTTCGGACAGTATCAAGGAATCTACCTTCTGTCGCGATCCATTGATGACATAAACATCAACCCCCAATTCGTTACAAAGTGCTTTTGCTACTGTGGTCTTGCCAATACCAGGAGGACCAGCAAGAAGCATATTTGGAATTTCACCAGTATTGTAGAAAATCCTGAAAAGTCTTCTCGGGTTTCAGGAAGAATACAATCTTCAATTGTCTTTGGGCGATATTTTTCCATCCCCAGATAATCACTGTCTCATAATTAATTTTTCTCAATTCACAACTTGGGACAATTTCCAACCATTCTTTCCCATTAAAAATATACAACTTGTGTGTATCTTTGTCAAGAAAAGTCTCCTTTTGTAGCTTGATACCCACTCGGGTTTGGTTCTGGTATACGAAGATAATAGATGCAACCCAAGGTTTGGATGCGATATACATCTTGTAAGCAGTAAAAGTATCAATGCTTTCGTCAAGTTTAACTCATCTGGCATTGCCCTCACAAATGGAGTTACTTCATTGAGTTTTCCCTTTGGGAAGATATAATAAGCGTGAACAAGAGTATTATAACACGAATGGACTTTACCATATCGCAATTGATACTCATCACATAGATTCATCCCCCATTTATCAAACCGAATAGGCATTGTTAATATTTTTAGATGTCCATTTGGTGCAAGGATGATTGCGAAATGCTCCTTTTCCAGTTTTGTAAGGAGTGCCATCAAATTTAGGCAAATCACCATATCCATATCCCCACTTTTTTGATGCCACAATAGATAATAGTTGACACGTTTCCAGGGGCATTTTAACTATATGTTTGTCCGGAAGGACGATTGTACTCTCTGCAGCCAGGGCGATGTGACGAATATATTCATTAGAAACAATACTTATTTACGTAGTGTATATCTTTCTGGTTTATCTTCCAGATACAATGCTTCTGCTTCATAAACTTGATGCGACTCCCTACCAACTCTAACTGAACGGTACAACATTATTTGAGTTTATATTGATCTAGTGTTGCATCAGCAATTTTAAGAGGTCCTCGTTTGCTAAGACTGTGGACGTGTACTGCTTCATGATAGACAGTTTCATTTACATAATGCTTTACAGGACTTATACTATTTTAATATTATTGATGCAGATTACAAATCTAGGACCATCTACACCACCAAAAATTTCTTTGTTTCTACAATATGCAGAGTTTTCTACAACTTTGTAGTTTCTCATCATAACTTTGCTTAATCCAGTCCCTGTCCGATAGGCGTCAAATAAAGAAGGAATTCCATTATGAAAATTCAGAGTCTGGTTCCAGAGCAATATAATAGCAGAGATTGTATTTGGGATTTGTAAACCTGTGACAGAAGTTTTTGTGACACAACCACATCGTAGGCACCAGGAATAATCTTGATGTTTTCTACCTTGAAATTGAAAATAAACTCTTTGTCATCTCACCAACCACAATAGAATATTCGTTAGAAGTATCATTCTTCTTGTCACTGAACAACAAGACGAATCACACCTGCGTCACCAACTGCAGAAAGATCCGGAAGTTGATAAACTGCTGCTGCTTTAAGCAGTTTTTCCAAGTCACTTTCAGAGTTCGTAAAGCAAACATCTTTTGAAGGCAGTTTAATATCTTTATCGGGAGGATAGATAATCACATTCGGGTCGGCAAAGAAATATTTCAACGACGCTTACCCTCTTTGATATTTAGGTGCGATTCTTCAGTAAAGTCAAGTATCGGACCTTGGTGAAGACTCGAGACCATTGAGAAACTGATTGAGATCATAAATCGCAAAATCGCGGGGAAACTCTTCAGTGATTTCTGCTTCTGCAGGATATTTTTGCACAGAAATTGCAACGAGACTATTACCCTGCTTCACAAGAATGGAATTGTTGATACCAGCAAAGTTTTTGAAGAAGAGCAAGAGTATTATCAGAGAGTTTCATAGTTTGGGGTTTCAGATTTTCATAATCAACGGAATTCAGTAAGGCCATTATCTTTACGGGAATAGTGCCCGTCAAAGTGAAGCAGAAGCATAGCATAATGAATGACTTTCATCAAGATCACGCTTATTGCGACCATCTTTGTCTCCATAGCGACTACCATACTTCAGGATGTTTGCCTGACAAAAACCTGCTGCCAAGTTTTTTCGCTGCCATCAGGTCAATCGTTTGAATGTCGCTATAACTATGCCTCATCGTGACCACAGTAGTGACCATTGTAAGTGCCAGTTCACATAATCCTCAATATCTTTGAGGATTTTATCTTCATCGTATTTCCAGAGATGGTTAGCCGGTTCGCTCATTATTAGGGGTTATTTCAATCAACAATTCGATCGTCACTGTTCGACGCCACAGTGAATTGATTCCATCGGGATAAGGATACTCGTCCATAATAAAAGGGGAAAGTCATATTAACCTTCCCCAATTATATCAGTCTGACGTCGGGTTCGGTCAACCTCTTTGGTCGGAGTTGGAAATCAACATCCACTTTATCGTACAAGTTCCAGGAACGATTGCTTGGTCTCATCATCAAAGCGGTTGACGCACACTTGGAGTGCTTTTAGCTTTATCGTTGAAGATGCGAGTAGGCACGGATGATGTGAACCAGGCGGCGGGTGCTGATGATTTCCTCAATACCACCATCATAGAAGGTCTTGCGGATGATGTCCGCCCAATCCACCAGACCGCTTGCAGAAGTCGCGGTCTTCTACGCCAAGGTCCAGAAGCGACGCCTTCCAGAATCTTCTGCTCAGTCGCAGGAGGAGGATAGGACTGCTCAAAGGTCACAGGAAATCGCTCTAGGAACGCTTCGTTGAGCACGTTGGTGTCCGATGAAGCTGCCATCGTCAGAACCCTTGCCCTTGGTGTTGGCGGTTGGCGATCACGTTGAATCCTAGCAGCGGGTGTTACAAACCGATTCCAATCTTCTTTAAGGAACACACCTTTACCTTCAAGAACAGATTGGAGACAGAGAATCTTGTTACTTGCCGAGGTCGATCTCGTCAAGGAGCAATATAGCACCTCGCTCGGAGGGCCTCAATGACAGGTCCGTTGTGCCAGGCAGTTTCGCCGTTCACAAGACGGAAACCACCAATAAGATCATCTTCGTCGGTTTCTACTGGTAATATTAACACGAATCAGATCACGTCCTAGTTGAGCACAAGCTTGCTCCACACTGAACGTTTTACCATTACCCGACAGACCCGTAATAAACGTTGGGTAGAAAATACGGGACTGAATAATGCTTTTAATATCTTTAAAATTACCAAACTGGACGAAGGTATCATCTTTTTCAGGAATAAGGTTTTGTATGCACGGCAGGTAGGGCAGGAGGAGCATCACAAAAGTACGCTCAATTTGCTTGAACTTGATGCTTGAGTCACTTCCAGATTCCAGCGACCACGACCAGCTTTAAAAGTCTTCTAAGACGACTTGAGTTACAGTCCTGATAGGCTACAGACCACGAGACGCACAGAAACCCTTCAGGTCACGAGCTGGTAATTTCTACACCATACAAGTGCTTGAATAGATCGTTAATCAGTTGGATCATCGTTCATCGGCAGACTTGCGAGGCATAATGTAATTAGGTGGTTTGTTTCAACTAAAGTCATTATACAAGACAAAAGGGAGTCAGTGAAGTGCCCCCTGTGACAAGTTTCAGGACTGAACCTGCTGGTTTCGTAACTCATTTAGATAATCCTCACTGCGCAATGTGAGGATTAATATCCAGGATAAAATTGCTTTACAATATGCACCAATACCCATCGCAGTAATAGCACTATCACATTTCACCCAAACTTCTTTGGTATCATATTTGACTACGTGGTCAAATGGAAGTTTAGTCTTCTTCATGAAGTAAATGTTTTATTTTTAACTTCAGTCTCAAACTCACCAGTTCTTCCTGGTTTCATTTTACCAACTCCAACGTTTTTACCTTTACCAGGCAAGAGTATTTTGAAGTTCCTTTTAAGTGTAGCAATTCCGCCAGGTTTTCTTTGAATCAACACGGAATCTTGGTCATCTTTGGATGAACCTTTCACATTACGCTTATGCTTCAATCCACCCTCAGTTCCGAGTTTCTCAATTGTTTTCTTAAACGTCTCTTACCCATTTTGCCAGAAGAAACTATATGAGATTTTTTCTCCCACTTCTTCTCTTCTGGAGTTCCTGGATTTTCTGTATAACGTCCAGAAACTTTAGTGGGTCCTGGAAGACCAGCACCCCTAATTCTTCTTTCAGTTTCTTGCTGACCTTTCTTTATTTTCTGATTTAGACTTATCTCCCCGTTGACCTGAAAGAATCGCCATTCCACCTTTTCAGACTTACTCATCACACGAGTAAGAGAAGTCTCTTGAATGGAATAACATTCTAGCATAAATTCGTGAAAAGTCTTCATTTACATAAGCACTCTTTTGAATATTTATCAGGCAACGAGTTTCATAAACTCTCCAAGAATCTTTTTGTTACATTTTTAGACTTCAAACTCTTCACAAACGCAGATTTGATTTGAGTTTTGGTCGCATCATCAGCAACTTCAAATTCAGTATCTTGAGAAAGTGCTGTTGCCGAAAGTCCGAAGTAAGAATGATAACCAGACTTTTTAAGAGTAAATGCCTTTTCTTTTTCCAAGCACCCATCACCTTATCATACTCTGGTCCATAATACCCACAATAACGACGAATAAAATTACCAGCATCACGACCTTCAAGACCACGAATGCCGATGAAATTCAGTATCAGTAAACTTGTCCCTAAGATTGAGAAGAAACACATCAGTAATTTGATGCCATTCACCAGTCCAGAGATATAGGTCTTTCCAGTTTTACGGTCACGCAAGAATGACCCAAATCCAATACCAGCAGTTCCTAGAAAAGGATCTTCCTCCCATTGACGCTTGATTTCACGATGATACTTAATACCACAGGACTCACCATCGGTCAAAATCACACATTGAACTTTCTGAAGTTTGTTTTCCTTTTGAAACTTGGGGAGAATCTGATGGAAGAGAAATCAACGCCTCATTTAAAGGAGTTCCCCGAAAGAGAAAACCCAGAGGAATAGAATAGCGGGCATAGCAGTTGCGTCCAAAAGAATAAGCAAGGCGAAAGATATTCTTCATCTGTTCTTCCAGAGTCTTACCATTCACTTGACTGGTCAGCAGGTTCATCATAGAAAACCATTCACCAACTTGAATCGAACCATTCCTTTTCTCATAAGCAAGTTCACGAAGATTTGCCTTCCCATTTTCATCATAAGAAACCACAGGATAATCAGTTGTGAAAGCATAAACCTCAAACGGAATCGAAACTTTCTTACAAAACCAGGACAAGGTTGAAGAGTTGCTTGACAGTATCCAGCATCACATCACACATTGAACCAGACCAGTCCAGACAAACACCAGACCGTGATTCTTACCATCGGCAAGAGTGGTAACTTTCTTGAACAGGTTTTCGTTGTATTTGTAGGTGTGAAGTTTAGAGCAGTCCAGGAACACCAGTGCGGGCAGTTGTAGCACGAGCATAAGAGTCTGCTGCCCTACGGCACTCAAACTCTTTCACCAGATAGTTCACTTCTTTTTGAGCAGAACGCTTGAACTCTACAAACTGTTTATCAACTTCACCAAAAATATCTTCGGATTTATATCCAGTATTTTCGCAAAAACCATTCCACGATTCCTTACAATTAGAATGAATCTGAGCATTCGGGAACAATCACTTTTTCAAGTCAAGCTTCAGGCAATTCCAAATAGACATTTTCAGGACCACTATTATTGATCAGATCTTTCAGTGCTTCTTCAAGCGACTCCATCGTCTTGACTTCAGGTTCCTCATCCTTTTCACCACCCTGATTAGTGGGAGTAGATTGTTGATCCTGTTCAGAAGTTCCACCATAAGAGTCAGTCTCACCAGGTTGTTCCTGATCATCTTCACCTTCCTGTTGGTCACTAAAGTCAGAAGCAGATTGCTGATTAGAACCACTCTGCTGCGATTCAAGATTATCCAGAGAAGTCTTGGTTTCTTCCTCTTGCTTGTGCTTACAATACTTGTAGAGTGCCTCTGCGGCAATCGGAACATCAGCAAAGGTTTCAGTATCGGCAATCAGATTGATAATATCAGTCTCTTCACCACGCTCAATCGGAACCTGAGTGTAGTTACCAATCTTGAACCACAAATTAGCACGGTCGGCAAGATTCATATTGCTTACATCTTCATCCTGGATTTGAAAGAAATCCTGATCGGCAAGTTCTTTATATCCGTTGAAAAAAGTCTTTGCCAGACCAGGATAGCGACGCTTCATCAGTTTTTCTACTCGTGCGTCTTCTACAACATTCACGAATTGTCCGGGGATATTATAGTCTTTTGTCCAGTCAATATCGGGGTTAGGATGGCGTGGGCTGCCTCATGACTTAACAAAAGGTCATAGACAGTATTAGATGCTTTCTCCCACATCGGTAAAGTTAATACTCGTGTATGAACATTAAAACAGGCAGTTTCTACTTTTTTATGCTCCACAATCAAATCTTCTGTTGCAAGAAGACGAGCAAGCATTCCTTTAATTTCAAGATTAACGGTCATTTGGACTTGTGTGATATGGGAGTATTATACAAAAAAAGAGGGTGGTGAAACCCTCTGATGTGCCAGTTTGGGAAGTGGTTTTCAAAGACCGTATTTCTTTTTCATTTCTTCTCTCGCAGCATCTTCACGGTTTCTGCGCTCACCAAATAAATCATCTCTACGTGCTTTTAGACGCTTCCTCATTCTATCCGTTTTTTCTTTTCTTTCACCTGCTGGAAGTCTGGATAGACCACTACTTCTACCTTGATGTTGATTATCAAGGACATTCCCCGCTTTATAAGTGGTCTTTATACCCCTTGCAATCTGCTTGTCCGATTGGTCTGCTGCTGCTTCAACAATATCCTGCTTCCACTCTTCACTCATATTCACCATAATTGCTTCTGCTGCTTCTGGTGTTTCAGCATATCCTTCATCAAGTAAGTGTGAAAGGATGATGTCGTAAATATCTGTTTGCTCTCCAAGTTCTCCAAGTGCTTTTGCCTTACGAACCTTTTAGGTCTTAAAGCACCTCCGTGCCCCGTTTCTCCATAAGCAGCATCTCTTCTCGCATCTCTTTCTGGTTTCTTTTCTGGTGTATGAATACCTGCTCTACGGGTAGGTGAAAGTTCTTTCTCTTTTCACTCCTTTCACGATTTTTACGGGCAGTCAGGAAATCATCTATAGTCATACCTTCATCAAGTTGCTGATTTTCAACAACTTCCATATGCTTCTTGAAGATTGCGAAGTTCTTGTGCGTCCATCTTACAAATACTTTTTAGTTATTTATAAATGAAGAAGCGTCCCCGTGTTGGAGACGCTTCTTGAGTGCTTGGCGGCGTGCCTTTGCTTGTCGGAGTGCTTGCGGTTTCAGTTTCCGCTTTTGTTACCTCTTTAGAGTGGTGTTGCCAATTAGGAAGTTTCATTCTCCTTGTGCTTGTGAGGACATCATACGGGAAAAACCCTTGACTTTCTCAAACCTTATGACACTTTCAAATTTGTCATGAAGGTCTGACTTATGAGAGATGACAAATATATTAGCATCTTTAATCACATAACGAATGATCTTTAAGAATTCATCGTTCCGAATCCATCAAGTGAAGAAATCAAAAACCTCATCCATAATCAGCAAATTGGTATTAACAGAGTTTTTGACTCTGGCAACTTCTCTCCAAGTGAAGAGAAGGGCAAGGTCAATTCTCATTTTCTCACCCTCACTGAAGGAACTATAAGAAAAGTCTTCGTGAATGGGTGATTTGACCGTTTCGTTGAATTCTTCATCCAGATGGAAATTAATATAAAAGTCCATCATCTGTAAGTAACGATTCACCTGCTGATTTATGAACGGAAGATACTTCTTAATTATCTTCGTTTTAACGCCATCGTCCTTGAGTAGGGAGTAGGCAAAATCGTAATAAACGATTTCTTCTTTTCTTTGAAAGGTCTTCGAATGTTTTTTGGAGATTGGTTTGAAATTCTTCTAACTTCTCATGCTCAGTATTTCTGTTTGCAAGGTTTTGGGTAATAGTTTGAATTTCAGATTCAAGTATCTCGTATTTGTCTCTGGTTGAGAGGAATCCGAGTATTGTTTTGAGAAATCTCATGGTTGAGTTTCGTAATCTCCTTGGATCAGAACTGTGAATTGACGCTCTCGTTCCTGTTCTAACTTTATAGTCTCCTCTAGTTCTTGAAAACCTTTCTGGAGTTCCTTTGCCTTATTTTGAGCGTCTGTAATTCTATTTAACCGAAACTCTTCTTCAATGGTTTGAGTGCAGGTGGGGCATACCGTATTTTCTGTGAAAAACTTATGTTCTTTGGTAATCACAGATACCTTCTGTGAGATTTTGCCCTTAAGATTGTTTAGTTTTACTAACTTATCATCGGCACCAACAACTTCTTCTTGCCCTTTCAGTAAAGTTAAAAATATCCTCCTCAGTCTTGGCATTCTCTGACATATAAATGCCAACTTCGGTGTCCAAATTGGCAATCTTTTCTTTATTGGCATTTATATTGGCATTTCCACGATTTTCCAACTCCTCAATGAACTCCTGCTGCATTTTCATCTTATCTTTGAGATTTTCTTTCTTCAACTCCAAAGATTTAATCTGCTCTTTCTTTCACGTATCTTATCTTTAATGAGATTATTCATCGCAGAAAAAATACTGAATATCCAAAAGATCTTCAATCACTTCACGACGATGTGCTGTCGTAAGTTGCATAAAAGGAACAAAAGTACTGCTACCCAAAATCACAATTTGAGTAAAAGACTTGTAGTTTACCTTCAAAATATTCTCTTCAAGAATTCTTTGATTGGCACGATCATCCGCTTCTTTATGTAGAGGAGACTCCATTCACTTCAATATCAAAAATATTTGGTTTGATGCCACGGCGAACAAGATAATCCCTACTATTGATTGAAAACTCAATCTCTACTAGACAATCCTTTTTCATTAGTCGTATTAACAAGTTGGGGTTTATTAATACGCCTAAATGGTTTATTAAACAGAACAAAAGTTAGTGCATCTAAAACTGTGGATTTACCTGCACCGTTTGTTCCAATAATTAGATTGGTATGATGTTTTTCAAAGTCAACTTCAGTCCACTGGTTACCGGTAGAAAGAAAATTGCGCCATTTAATCTTGTGAAATACTAGCATTCTTAGGGGGAATAACGATATCGTCAGGAGTGATCACAGCATAACGGTAATTATACAACTTACAAGTCTTTATGGCAAGCTCATCATCGACTTCCACAACATCCATTACCGTTTTTTCTTGGTCCTCTAACATCAGGGCATATCGAGTCGCATCATCTTCCTCCTCAAAAAGAAATAAAACTTTTTCACCATATCTGTTTTGCACAGCATACGCACCGTCGTCTTTTCGATTTTTGAGTGTAAGAAGAAACATTATTCTACTTCGCAAGCTTGTCGATACAAATCTTGAAAAATACCTTTAATAATATTTTTATCAAACTCAAATTCAGATTCTTCAATGTAACGATTCAAAATAGTTGAGGGTATTTTCATCTTCACCAATTTCAAACTCTTCATTTTCCTGAATTTCAAAATTTTCAATAATCTTTAAGTCCTGAATACCCACGGTATAAAGTTTATCAATAAACTTTTCAAAATCTTTTGGTTTGGACTTTTTACGAACAATTACTTTTACAATTTTATTTGCATACTCTGTAGTATCAAACGTTTGATATGGAGTATCTTCATAATAAACATTATAGAATAATTTATAAGGATTATTGATTGGAGTATGCTCTAGTGTTTCCGTATCAAAAATATGGAAACCTCTTGTATCGTTTACATCATTCCAATACATCTCATAAGTATTTCCAAGATAGAAAATCTTACCATTATCAGAGCGAGTATGATAGTGACCTGAAAATACTTTCGTAAACTTGTCGAAAATCTTTGGGTCTAGACCGTGCTCTTCCATTACAAGATTGCGATTCACACGGAAACCTTGTAATTCAAGATGACCCATTGCAATCTTTGCTTTTGACTTTTTAATCTGCTTTAAAGTCTCATCATAGTTTTCACTACAAATCCACGGCAGCATCATAATATCAATACCACCAACTTTAATTGTTTGTGGAGAATGTAAGTTTTAATATTTGGATAATCTTTAAGTAGTAACTCTGGAGCATTAATTTCTGTAGAGTTACGAAGAAAATATCATGATTGCCCACAATCATATGAGTTTCATATTTTGAAAGTGGATCTAACACTATTCTACGAGTCCAATCAAGTCCCCAAAAATCAATGCTTTTACGATTATCAAAAGCATCTCCCATATGAATCACTGTTGTAATTCCTTCTTTTTCTAAAGTAGGAAAAAACACATTCTTATAAAAGAGTTCAAAATAATCGTGAAGATACCTGGATGCTTTTCGTGCCGACCAGTGAGTATCCGTCAGTATAGCGCTATGCGAGTCATCGATTGTTGTTTCGGTACTGGATTGCGTCTTTCATACTATTATAGTCTGAATTGTTTCCAGAAAGCAAGTTATCATCAATCATCATAACCTCATCAAAACCAGTTCGTTCGATAATCTTGGTTTTAATTTCCAATTGCTTCTTTTCTTTTTGTATTCTTCTCAAAAATGCATAATGAATAATTTGAGTAAAGTAAGCGAAAGGATTACTTGATTTTTGTGGATCAAAATTATGAATGTATTGAACACAGTTTTCTATGCCATCAGAAATCATATCATCCCGAAACATATAGTTTACAAAGTTGGGTTTATAAGAAAGGTGTGTAGCAATCTTTAAAAAACACTCTCCCAAATAATTCGTAATGCGTGGTTTTGGAAGTCCTTGTTCTTTAGCAGCAGCAACCTTTGTCCTGTAGACAATCAATGCTTCAAGTAACTCTTTATTGTTTACATAATGTTCTGATTTCCTTTTTGGCATAATGCATCTGTCTTTTGTTTAATATAAGTTGACTTAATTATACCACATAAATCAAGGGCTTGACAAGTATCAAAAATGTGTGTAGACTAGGTTTGTCTCCATTGAAGATAAGATTTAGCTTTCTTTATTATCTTTAAGGTCTTTAAGAAAAATATCTTCAAGAGATTTACGAGCATTCTCCACTGAGCCCAAATATCCCATTTTATCTGAGATTGTAACTTTACCATCAATTTCAATATCGTTGGTATCATCTTCATCAAGATAGCGACGATAAAAATTAATTGTAGATTTGCTTTTGATTTCTGTCATTGTAATGATTTTATCTAACTTAATTAAGAAAAAGTCATCATCAGGTATTTCCATCCAGGGTTTTACTTTTATATAAGTTCCAGCATAGTTTGTAAAGGTTTTCATAACTACTGGATTTTGGAGAATGATAATTGGATCTCCATTCATTTTCATCGACAGAGACAAGAGAGAATATTTCTTCACCACTAACTAGTTTGATTGCTGCGTAAAACTCTTCTCCCATTAGTTTTTAAGCGGTATGTTTACAATATCGTAGTTAAAATTTTCTTCATTGTAAATTTTAATTCTTTCAATTAAGTGATTGAGTGTATAATTTTTTCTTGATTTATAACTAATATCATCGGCAATATCATATAGAGTTGCCTTTGTTTTGTTACTTCCTTTTCGCAGTACCTCTTCCGATTGATTGAAGATTTCGGATTCTAGATTTACTTGGTGAAGCAAAGATAACATTGTGTAGATTTTTAATATTGACACCAGTTGAAAAAGTTCCGTAAGAAGCAACAATGATTGCATTGTTTTCTTTTTCGGTGATTTCTCTAACTTTTTCTCGATCTTCCGTATTCACTCCACCATGTACAAAAAAACACTTGTTGGTTTTCAGTTTTGCTATTATTTATGAGTTCGTATAATGGTTGTCCATGACTTTCAACTCTGGAAAACAAAATAAGTGTATTACCTTTTAAGACCAATGGCAAGGTTACGAATAAACTTGTTACGTCGTTCATGATTGATGATATATTGAACTTCATCCTCAAATGTTTCAAATTTATTTGGTGGATGTTTCAATAAAAGAATATTAATATCTAGTGTGGCAACGTGACCTTTTTGCATCAGTTCATCAGTTTTAATAATTTTATAAGATGGACCAAATAGACCTTCCAATACCCATTTATGAGTTTGTGAACCATCTAATGTGCCTGTAAATCCAAAGCGATACTTGGCATCAAAAAGTTTTGTCATTATAGATACTAATGACTTGGATTTAAAATTATGTGCCTCATCACCAACTACCACATTAAATCTTGAGAAATATTGTTCAGGTAGTTTATAAATGGATTGCCAAGTTGTAATAATTACTTGAGAGTCTGTTTCTCTTTCTTTTCCAGCGTAGATTTTGTGGCAAAATGACCCCACGTCCCATCCATAATCAGCAAAGTCTTTATACATCTGTTCTACAAGGGATGTCGTTGGAACAACTATCAGAATATTTTGCTCTTTCTCAACGTAATATCTCACAATCGAATATATCATCAACGACTTTCCAGAAGCAGTTGGAGATATCAATAACTTTCTATTATGTCTTAAAGCGTCGTATACTCCCTTCAACTTGGTAATCGCGGGGAGCATACTTTGAAATAGAAGTCTATATAATCTTTTACACCTTCCTTTGAAATCATTCCATTGACTTCAAAAGGAAGACCATAATACTTATTATTTCGAAACTCATATGTGTAATTCGTGCTGTTCGCAGAATCTTAATGAGTTTATCCAATAAACCTACATATATTTCTTGCGTATTAATATTAAACAAGTAGATTCGTCCATCCCACCACTTATTTTTATAAGCAGGTGCAAACTTTGCATTTGGAACTTCAAACTGAAATGCATCTCTTAATTCATAATAGACATGAGGTTCTGCTTCTACCTGTAAGTAAACCTCATTCTTTTTTGATATGACCAAATGAGACATTCATAAAATATCAGTTATAAAATATTTATTTGACTAATTATAACCTGCAGTAAACTTTAAGAACATCTATACTGATTTTTAATTTGATAGGTGCGATTGGAGATAGTTTTGATAATTTCTTCAAGAAACTTGAGCATGATATCATAATATCTGATTTTAAGATCAATTTTATTCAACCTCTCATCAGCGTCCATATGCCTCTGTAATGCCTCTTTATCTCTTACCTTATATGGGAATGGTTCTTCTTCGTAGACCTCTGATGGGTGCCTTTCCGGTGTAGTAGTTGTATCTTGTTCAAGTTTAATTCTGTTATATGTGTCCTCTTGCCTTTTCCCTTAATAAGGTGATAGTATTGTATACATGTGTAATACTTTGCGTGTAGTTGAGGAATTTTTAAAGACTCATCATGTAAATTGTCAGGATCAATGACAGAATTCTCTGCCACATTTCTGGATTTCATCCAATGTCATAGAGGTTGTCCAATTTCGCTCAAGATATTGTAGATAGTATACTTGAAAAAGACCTCTGCTGTAAAGTATTGAATGTCAGTTTGTGTAGAGTCAAATTCTAAGAGAAGTTAAAGAAATTGGAAATAAATCTTTGAATTTTACGATTGAATTTATATTATAGTTACTATCTAAAATATAAAGACTTCCATCACTGAATGCTGCAAGAGGATTTATTACTTCCTTCTTCGTCTGTGATAATATCTGAAAATTGTTCGGTGGTTTTCTGGAAATCCCAATCCAGTTAACCAGTTGTGAATGAGCATATAATTTACCATATCCTCATCAACTAAAAATCTTAAAGACAAATCGCCATATTGAATTTTGCCACCAGGAACGTCAATGTCCTTTAGATAATTTGGTTGCTGTATTAAGGAAAGTGTAATTTCTGGAATTCTTGCAGAATTGCAAAAGAAACTTACTTTAGGGTCTTTAGCAAGAGTAAAGTTAAATCCAACCGGAGAAAGAAAGTTTCTGTTTTGTATCTGATTTTGGTAAGCAGATGCCATAATGTTTTATTGATATTTAGATAAAAAAAGAGGGTCCCGAGGACCTCTTGGAAGAGTTGTAAACTAACTCACATCAGGTTAGTTACTTTTACTCTTCTGTAGTAGGTGTTTGCGTTGGTGGTCAGTAGCGCCAGCGCCAGCAGTGAGACCCTCAGCGAATGGGTTTGCAACCATTCCGTAACGGGTCTTAAAGCCGATTTTAGGCTGGAAGGTGTTCTCGCCAACAGCACGTACCATTTGCAGAGGAACGTATGGGCAGTAGAAGAGACCAGCGTCATATGGCAGGAACCCTTATAACCAACAACGTAGAACTGGTTAGCAGAAACGTTTGCCGAATATGGGTCGATGTATACACGATACTTGCCCTGCAGAACTCCAGCAAAAGTGTTGCCAGTGTCATCAACATTCAGGTTAGCGTTGAGTGCTGGGGTGTAATCCAGAACGCCAGCCATTGTAAGTGCTGAAGCAACGTCAGCGGAGCAAAGGATGATGTTGCCCTTCCCTCTACGAGTTCTGTTGGGCGATTGCGTTTGCATCACGCTCGATTTGGAAAATCAGACCCTTGAACTTCTCAACTGACCAACGACCGTTGGAGTCAACGTCAAGGTCGAAAGTGCCAGCAGTAGCAGGTATTAACTTGAGCACCAGGCTCAGCAATCTTGTAGATGGTTCTGATAACTTCACGGTTGATTTCAGCAAGAATCTCAGTTGAGAGAATGTTTGCCAATTCCGCTTCAGCATTCAGACCGTGGATTGCCTTAAGGTCCTGAGCGAGTTCAAGTGAATACTCAGCTTTCAGAGCACGTGACTTTGCAGTAACGGTGACTTTCTCGATTGAGAATGCCATCTCGTTAAATTGATCAGATTGTGCCAAGCGATTCTGACTCATCAGTACTCATGCCCTGACCAACGTTGTAGATGTTGGCACCGGCAGCATTGCTTGCTTGGTTGGTTGGATCAAGAAGACCGATGGGTTAGTACCCTGCTGAGCAGTAGTACCCATACCAACGGCTACCATTGGTCCAACCATTAGTGTTGTTGAATCCTGATATCCTGACCAGAGAATGCTGAATCAACTTCGTTGTAGAAGTGTTTCAGTACCAGACTGGCTGGTGTAACGTGAACGCATTGCGAAAATGAGTCCAGTAGGACCATTCATTGGTTGAACGCCAGCAAGATCATATGCGATCAGGTTAGGCATTGAACGTCTGATGAGTGAAATCAGAACGGGGTCGAAACCTTGCATAGCACCGGTGAAGTTGCACCACCAAGACCTGGCGTTTGCACCGGTTGCAGTTGCTATTGGTTGGTGATTCGTAAAGAAACTCACGCTCTTCACGGAGTGCTCTTTCTTGGTTTTCTAACAGGATTGCGGTTACAGCTCTGACGATGTGAATCTTTGATAGGATCCAGTCCTTCGTAATCAAGGAGTGGTGCCCACTTTTCCTGCAGATGATTCGGTATTGAATCCTTGCATTTGATTTTACCTCTTTAAAAGTGTTGTTGTTTGATTTATGATTTAAAAATCACTTTTTAGAAACTCTTTGGAGAGTCTGAAGATATGCACCCATTGTGCCACTAACCGATTGAGATATTCAGATTAGTTTCTTCCGACAGATTTTCACTAGCGTTTCTTTGAGTACCAGTATTTCTAGATGGGAAATAAGACTCCCTCAAGGTTACCAGTTTCTCACGATAGTCTTCTTCACCATCAAACTCAACATTTTCGGCAAGAGAAGCGAGTTTGTCCTTCTGAGAAAGTGCAAGACCCTCAGCGACATCTGCAAAAATTACATCAGCAACCGACTCTGCTAATCTTCTATTTAGAGCAACATTTCTTTCGATTTGCTCGTTGAGTTTTTCTTCCATTTCATCAAGTTTATCTACCATGCTCTCGATGACATCATATCTATCTTCAGGGATTGTTACATAATGATCTTCAAAAAGACCCTTCATTCCTTGAAGGAATGATTCGGTCATTTCAGTCTTAAGACCGTGCTCAACTGCGAGTGCATTTTCTTGAATCCACTCGTCAGCAACATACTCAAGATATGCATCGACACGCTCTACAAGACTTTCTTTAATTTCTTGAATTTCTTCTACAAGTGTTTGCTCATATGCACTCTCAAGTTGCTCTTTAATTTCGGCAACTTTTGATTTAATGGCAGACTCAAAAATAGCACGTGCTTTTTCTTGAAATTCTTCAGAAAGTTCTTCACCTTCTAGAAGAGCCTTAACATCTTCTTCGATGTCAAATTCTTCTTCCATTTTCTTTTTGGACTTTTTCTTACCACCTTCTTCTTCCTCTTCTTCTTCTTCCTCTTCTTCTTCCTCCTCTTCTTCCTTATGACCTTTACCACCTTCGTAGTGAGAACCTTCGGTTACTTCCTCTTCACCCTCTTCTAGATCTTCATCATCTTCTACATCTTCTTCATCGTATTCGGCATCTTCTTCTAACACCTGCCATTGGCATGGCAGCTGCTGCTTTTGCATTAACTACATCTCTCACTTGAGCAAGAGTTTTGCCTGGAGTTTTGAGACTAGCTGATTCGTCATCTGGACGATAATTTTCTGGAGTAGGACCACCTAGATCTTCCCAACCCGCAGTTTGACCAGGAGTAGTCCCAGTGCAGTATTGTGCATTGGCTCGGCAGGTGCAGCCCCTTTGGTTACTACGTTTTCCATTTCTTGTAAATTTCTACCAACGGACATTTGTTTAGATTCTTGTATTTAATCTATATTTATTTATAAATTTATAGATTTGAAAGAAATTCGTTGAAAAGATTCAACTTATGCTCTTCAAGTCTTTTTTGATCAACAAGAGTGTTGATTCTTCTTTGAGTTTGCTCAGCAAGTTTTTCACGAAGAATTCCTCCTTCCCAAACCCACTCTTTACCTTCCATAATTCCTTGAACAAATGCATCAGGTGCAGAAGGATCCGCAACAATATCTGCAGCGGTTGCTAAGCATAAAATCTTCACCAACGACTTTATGACCTTCATTGGTCATTCTTAAAGAACCAACACCACGAGAAGAAACTCCAAGACAAACTCCTTCGCTAATCAAAGATTTGGCAATTTTACCCATTGGAGTTTCAAGAACGAGAGCCTTTCCCTTAAAGTTATTTCCTTCACGAGTGAGACAAATAATTTTATGAGAAACACGATCCAGATTTACAGTAGGTCCATCTGGGTGACCAAGTTCCCCAAGAGCACGACCTTTTTGAATGAAGTTTTCATCATATCTGGTAACTTCCTTCTGACAAAGTTGCCATAGGATACATTCTTCCATTACGATTGCAAATGTCTCCTTGAAGGAAAACCCCTTCAATATACAAATTCTTTTTATTACCTACTTTTTCGGTAATAAACTCTACTTTTTGAATTTCTTCTGTGATGAGTTTCATTTTATTCGGAAACTAATTGGACTACTTCTGTGATGCTCACGTTTGTTGTATTGTCAAGAGCAAGAGCTGAAACTTTCACACTTCTGGATAAAGTAGATCCAGTTGTTGTAATTATTCCAACTATTGATGATGTATTTGCAGAAATCGTAACTGTTGAATCGGTTGTAGCAGTCACTAATCTGTGGACTGTATTAATTCCTGCAGGTTGAGCATTTTCAATTGTTACATAATCTCCAACTAAAAATGGATTTCCTGCATTATTATCAAATGTAACAACAGTTGTTGCTCCGGTAGTAATTCCTGCTATCTGTTGCTTTGCAATTCTTTCTTTTAAAACTTCATTTCCAAAAGGAGAAATCAAGAAAGAATTCACAGTAGCTACCGTGTTCTCCACCAGTTTCTACATATACTGCAGTTGAGGCGCAAGCAACACGAAGATATCCACTTTTAAGTGCAATTGGATTGCTGGTAGCAGCGACAGAAACTGTAGGAGAAATTCTATTTACATTTTGTAACAACTTTTATTGCCATTATTCATTGTCTCCGGTAGAATCATTTTCACCAAACACCAACGAAGCAATTTCTGGACGAGCATTGTCTACTCTATCAGCAGCTTTTGCATATAAAATTTCTTTAATTCTGTCGGAAACATCTGCTGGTGATTCGTCAGATGCAATCAAATCGATAAGTTCTTCCATAAATTTATTTTATTATTATAGGACTATTTATATTTTGCCACCTTTCGGTTCTCGTAACTCAACTTGTGATACGTCTACCGTCGGTTCAATTGGCACTTCTCCACCAATCCTTGTTCGATTGCTTGTCCCGCACCTTCTTCACCACCCGGCGGTAATGGATTTCCCATTTCATCAACAGGTGCATTCGGATCCTGGAAGAATACCTTTTTCAATTTCATCATCAATTTGTACATCAATTTCAATAATTTCAGAATCAGTTTGGCGAAGAATTTTCTTACGCACATATTCTGTAGAATAATATTTTCCAGTATAAGGTTCAATAGTGGTTAGGAGGGTCAGTCGATTAGTAATAAGTTCAGCTTCTTTCAATTCTGAGAAGTGATTGTCATAAAGGAAGTCATACTGAATATGATCTTCCATCTTTTCCCAATCTTCTGGAGAAACCACATTTTTAAGAAGAAGTTGAGTGCGTAGCATGTCATTAAACATCTGAGCAAATCTTTTTCTCAGACGACCGACAAATTTAGAAAACTTTAATTCATCTCTTAAAATTTCTGAAGATCGACCTAGATTAAATCCATCTCCACCACCAGCAATTCTTGTTTCTGGAACATTTAAAGATCTATAAAGTTTCTTTTGGAAATATTCAATGTCAGACAATTCTCCAAGATTTTGACCGCCAGGAAGTGTTGTGATTTCTGTACCACGACCACCTTCTCTTCTTGGAAGCCAGAAATCTTCCAACATACTCATAAATTTACGATCATCACGAATTTCTCCAGTGTTGGCATCGTAAACTAAGTTTATTTCTGTAGCGAGACATAACCTCTTTAAGGTATTGCTCTGCTTTTACTTTTGGAAGATTGCCAACATCAATGTAGAAAATACTGACGCTCTGGTGCTCTTGACAATCTGTAAATGACAAGAGAGTCTTCAATCATTCGAAGTTGATTGAGTGCTTTGATTGCTTTATGAAGATATGAAAGAACTGTTCCTTTATTTCTATCAACTAAGTCCTGAAGTGCAATATGTAATTGAATCTTTAGCAATTTTAAGAGACCCTTTAGCAGCACCACTCAAATTGCCCATTGGATAATTTGGAGTTGAAGAATAGATAAAATATTCCTCCATTTCAGAATACATCGTATCCAAATTATTTGCAGCGTTTCCATTATAAGTTAATCTATCTACAACATCTGTGCCATTTTTTCCTTTCGTTCTTTTTTCTTGACGAACGTGTTTCATCTTCATTGGATCGATATATCTCAACTCCTGAATACCTTCTTGAGGTTTCTTCATATCGATAACTTTTAGATAATATAATCTTCCATCAACATACCAGTTTCTAAAAATTTCGTGAGATTTTCTATCAAAATCCATCATCTCTTTGATGGACTTAAATTCCTTTCTAATTATATCTTTTAACTTATCACTTGCGTTTAGATTTGTTAATTCAATCTCAACTGGAGAATCATAAAGATCACTTACGATTGCTTCATTTACAATATCTTCAATAGCACTATCACACTCTGGATGAAGTGCCATCTCACGATAGCGACGCATTAAATCAAATTCAGTTCTGTAAACACCTTCAATGTCTACATATTGACCATAAAATCCAGATTGAATATAATAATCAACCCCGTCCTCATCTGTTTGAGGTAACGGGATACTATTGATTTAGATTTTTTATCATTATCATCAATCGAAAAACCAAAAAGTTTCGCCATTTTATAAGTTAAACGTTATATTATAATCTATTTAGTTGATATCTTCACCACCAGCAGCAGGAGAAGTTCCTTTCGACTGCTTCCCACCAGTGAACTTGCATTTCAACAGTGAATTCTTGAATTGCCTCTGTTTCGTATGCCAGATTAATTGCACTTACACTTGTTGGGAATAAATCATAGAAATGATATGCTCTTAAGATACTTCCATCACGATTAAGTTGATAAACAAATGCATCTGCCTGATAGAGAGCAGGGTCTGTTGTGCCCGTTGCATCAGAAAGACGATTCATATAGTTGGTCCACTTTTCAAATGCAGAGCGAATTGCAAAATCAGTATCGTTAATTACGGTAATTGTCCAGTTTCAAATGTGCGATCTCCAGCAAGTCTTAAAGTTCTTCCTCTAAATGCTACTTCAACAGGAGTAACGTTTGATGCAGGAAGATTTGCTGCTTTGACAAGAAATCTACTCTTGTCTAAGGTATTTGAATCGATGCCGAGTGCTGCAGGTAAAGCAATGCTCAACTTCAAAGAGGTTACTTCTGGTGCCACCACCCAACAGCTTGCTCTTGAAGTCTGTAATCTTTCTTAATGGGATTGTGTTAAGTTGGGTTCTGGTTGCCATTTTCTGTTAAACCTCTAAATTAAAAGTTTCCGATTACTTCTTCAAAATCAACACCAGTTTTGGTGGCAATGAAGTTGAGTCCAATGAAGTTGATGGACCTTGCTGGTTTAATGTAAATATCGGCAATGAATTCATTATTATCTGATCACAGCAGCAGTGTTATTTGTTTCGTCACAAATTACAACATAATCAAAGATTCCTCTCTTTGCTTGGACATCACGTAAGAATGGTTCGATTGTATTTACGAAGTTTGTTCTTGGTAATTTCATCATTAAACTCAAAGAGTGCATCTTTTGCTGCTTGAGAAATTGCATCCTCAAGGTAAACAAAGAGGCGACGAACGTTAATTCTATCAAATGCCGACGCTTTTGCGAGACCTGTTTTGTCGCCAAACAGGATAATACCAGCTCCAGGTGAGAAGATTACTGGATTAATTCTATTTGAATAGAGTTTGTCTCTTTGAATTTTGCTAGGATTATATGCAAGTTTAACTGCATTCAAAATCGTACCTCTAAGAAGTTCCAGCAGGTGAATACCAGGGGAAGTTGATTAATATCATTACGGCACATAGACCAGCAATATCTCCGTTTAATGGGACATATCTAAAAGTATTTGCAAATCTGTCATACATGTATTTGTATCCACTATCAAAGATTGCATAAGAAGAACGATGCAATCAGGAGCATAAAACTCAATCACGTTGTCGGTGATATCGGCAGCATAGATCTTACAGTTACTGCAGTCTGCACAGAGGTATCCGAGAGGGCAGCACCTCTATAAGGTGAGATAAATGCAATCGCATCTTCTCAATTCTGCCAGAAATAAGTTTATTGGCAAGTGCTTGTGCAGTTGAAATATCATAAGCGGCAGAATCCCATTAGAAGGAAATCTACACTAAAGTTTTCTGTGTTTTCAAACAAGTCATATCCATCAGACAACTCTCCAAGAGTCGCTGTTAGAGAACCTGCAGTATCAAGATTTTCTGCACCACTATAATCCTTTCCACCGATTAAAGTATTTGTGGATGACCCCCTGGCAGCAAAAGTAATTCCCTCTGCTTCTTGGTCCCATGCAACATCGGTTTCTAAATTAAAAACGCACTCACTGTATCCGGTGGTAACAATTCCGGTTGGAGCACCTAGACCAAAGATATACTCAGAATTGTTTGCAATATATTTTCTCCAATAAGATGGATTTCCAACAGAGCAAATTCTGCGTCTGTAACCTTAGATAATGCTAAATGCTTTTCAAGAATGGTGCCTGCATTTCCGGTAACTGTGCCAAGAGAGTCGATAACTACAACACTAACTTCGTCAAATCTTGAATCTCTTGCCGCCGCATAAGCAGAAGTGCCAGGTCTGGTGCAAGATTATTCCAAGAAATGGATGAAGTGCTAGTGAGTCCTAAAGTTTGTTGGTCAAACCAATCAAGTCTAGATGTATATGTCGTAGATCCTGTCGCAACAGATTGTCCGCTCGTATGAATCGCAACGCTTCCACTTGAAGAAAATGCATAAACGCCAGAAGGTTGATACTCTACTTGAGTTTCTGTACCTGCCGCAGAAACGTGTGAAAGCACTTTAACATAAACACTTCTTCCAGAAAATCTCAGTAAGAACTCCTTTCAGATAACTATCAAGAACCGATGTGGTGCCAGCACCTGGGTTAATTCTACCAACCACCGACTGAGTAACACCATATCCAACAGCGATTGTGGTGATTCCTGATGCAGATGAAGTATTGACTCCAACTAAAATTTGGTCTGCCTTTGAATCAATAATGCCAACTTTGAGTCCATTTGCCCAAGAACCTGGGTTTCTGGAAGCAACAATTACACCTGCCAGTGTATTTTCGTCATATCCTAAAGCGTTGTAGTGATCTAAACTATCAATTTTTACGCTGGATGCCTGTCCCGACAAATCCATTTCTTAAATCATTATCATTTGCTCTTACAACTGAAGTGCTTCCTCATATGCCAAATAAGAGGATGCAGACAACCAATGCTCATAATGCTTATCCGTTGAGTATGCCTCTCAAAATTATTAAGTAGATCGTTTTCGTTTTCAACTAAAGTTGGGGAATCTACAGGTCCTTTTGCAATGGCGGCAATCGCACCAATTTTATCCGATGAAGGAGTAGTCTTCCAATTGTTAAATCAACTCTCTTACTACAATTCCAGGAGATGCTAAATTGAAGCGGCATCTTTATTCTCCTCTACAAGTCCAGAATATTCTAAAAGTATTTATAATTTCCTACTTCTTAAACTATCGCATAGTCCCACATATAAGATCTATCTCCATACTCATCCACATTCCAGATTTCCATAGATTCAACTCGATTATTATTTGCTGCAATCAACCATCTATCACCTGTTTGATAAACTTCCATGTCCTCTAGTCCATCTGAAATAAATCCAAATGGTGACATATCTTGTTCAATTTGATTTTTTTGCTCTTCATAAATTCTTTTACGAACATCATTGTCTGTCATTTCTTTAAAGTAATCTTGAGCAACTAACCAAGCAAAATATAACAAGACACATTGCTAAGTCATCATTACAACCTTCTTCAGCTTCAAATGAATTGTGGCTTTGTGAAAATGTTGTAAGTTCAGATATGATATCATAATCAATCGAATAGTAACTTATCATCTTCCAATAACGGTTTTTAAATTGGAGCATCCAAGTTTTTTAACAGCTGCAGTCATTCTAACACCAAGTTGAGATTTCTTTACCACTAAATCCGGACCCAACAATTTGTCCTGCCCGACCTCTCATTGCACACATTAAAACATTGTCATACTCCAAATCAAAATGCAGAATACTTGCTGACTTGATCGCCAATATCATTAACTTCAATCAATAACCAAGCATCATTATATCCTTTTGCTACTTCATGAATAATACTTGGAAATAACATTGGTTTAATTTCATTATTTCGATATTTTGCCACAATTTTATATGGAAAATTCTGTTATATCAAAAACAATAAATGCCGAATAATCATTACCAATACCTCTGCTACGTCAACTGTAATTAAGATAATTATGTTCTTCTAGGTTGTTCATAAACATCCAATCCTGCATTTCGTTTAATTGGGTCTTCATATACAAGATTTCTAAGTTTTGCTGGATTAATCAGTGTATTAACTGAACCTGAAAATTCACACTCAAATTCAACCTTAAACTGCTGTTCTGACGTGTTGGTAATTGTTTGCTCTTTCCATACTCATCTCTTCCTGGAACTTCCGACCAATGAACATCTGTAGGCACATATTCGTTTTTACCTCTTTCCGCATCGTGCCACATACGGTAGAAGTGATTCATACCGCGTGGCGTGGAAACAATAATTACCTTTGTGCTTTGTCCAGAAGAAATAGTAGGATAAACGGAGGCAAAGAAGTCATCTGCAAGTGCGTATTTGGGATGAATGCAAATTCGTCCAAAAAGATGACATTATGAGGATCCACCTCGGACAGCAGATGAAGAAGTAAAGTTGCCGAAATCTTCGGACCGATTTTCAAGTTCCAGATGACCCTTTGTTCCAGGATATAATACCCTGCTGCATCCACTTTGGTAAGTTCTCATAAGCAGTTGTAATCTTCCAGTAAGCTCTTAGCAGTAGATGCTTTGTTTGCCAGAATAGCCATATTGACATGTATCGTTGAATACTGCATAATGTAACAAATATGAAACACACTGTCGTTGACTTACCCGTCTGCTACGGGGCATTTTGCAAATGTTGAAACGGTGGTCGTGGAAATTTTGAATCAACTTCTCCTGAAAAGGATACATTCGGAAATGGTACTAAGACCGTGATCCAGAGTATACAATCTTGATGTAATTGTCTAGCAAAATAAACAGGATCTTCTTTACATTTCAATAAACTCAATAATTTGTTCTTCTGTAAATTCAATTGGCGTGTTTAGCTTTTTTGAGCAGTGGGATTGCCCAAGATAGACATCACTAGACATACTCATACCTCCATTAAGAATACTCTTTTAATGTGAATGCAAACCACACATCCAATTTAGTTCCACTATCAACTCTCTTCATACATAAAGTCAATACATTTGGAGATGCTCCACCATATACATTCTGCTGGACCTTCATCACCAATACTATTTTTTCCTATAATAATTCCACTATGTCTCATAACAGCAGAATTTTGAGTAAAAGTGTTTGATGGATTAGTGCTATATTTGTCTTGATAAACTCTATATTGTAGTCTAGATACCAACATTAGTCCAAGAAGTTGTTGAACCCGATCCAACAATAGTTATATCACCCTCATACCACTCATAAACGATAGTGCTTTGATTTGCATTATTATTACCAATTTCATATTCAGCAATCTCCGATAATTGCGATGAAGTAAATCCTACTGGATTAGTTCTGATACTAACCACGGGACGCATAGTATCGTCCATAGTCCAACCACGATGAACATTTGTGTTGTGATTGTTAAAAGAATGATAATCTCCAGATTTTTGTGTTGCAACAACAGTAATGGTTGAACTTCCTATTGATACTGGAAATCTATTGGTTTCTGAAACTACTTCGCCATTTATATTGGCGATCATTTGGAACTTCAAAAAGTGTGCGCTCTTGGTTTAGAAAATCTTGAGTGCTTTTATTAGATCTGTACCATTCATCAATCAGTCCACGTTAGCCTTTCTGGTCGATATCTCCGTGCCTTCGGTTTTTAAAGAATTTGATGTTGTTGGATAAACGTTTCAATGGACCATTTGCTCCTGGATATTTTCCTTGAAGTTGTTAAGCGGATTTTTATTCATTTTACCTTCAACCTCCATACGATATAATTTTTTGCCAATACAACATCGGCAATAAAAGTATCACTTGCCTACTTTCTGTTGACTTGTTCATAAAATTCGTCAAATTTGTAGATTGATAACTTTCCCTAAATAAACTGTTGAAAATATTTCATTAGTTACATTTCAAATGATGAAGTGCTTTGTTGATTCTTGAATCGGATCCTCTGCTGTTTTTTGAGAACCGTTTTGACGCATTCCTTTCATACGTCGGCAGTAAGTTTGCATGGCGTTTTGCTCCTTACCAGTCGGTTTCTTTCAAACTACAGCAGTTTGAAGTTTAGAACCCTGGATTTTCACGACGATAAGCATCTACTGCCTTTTGACTTAACCCATCAGTTTTGTCTTTGCGATTTACTTGCTGCCACCTTCCATAAAATTGACTAAAAGTTTTTAATTTTTAATTTATCATATCTTCTTGAATTTGCTAAGTTTTTCTTTCACCATCAAGTGCTTCGTCACAGCAGGTTCTGATAGTTTCCAGAAGATAAGGTATAGCCAGCAGCAGCACCACCGGCAACCAAATGCTGGAGCAATTTCATCCAAATTATTCTGCTCTGCTTTTATTTCACCACGATCAATATAGTCTGCGGCACTATCAAGAATAATCTACTTTGCAATTTCTGATTGGACCCATGCTTTGACATTTCCCTTCACCTTTCATTTTCTTACGGAAATCCTTTTTCGCTGCAGAAATAATTGTAGAATTTTTAGCGCCGATCCACTTGTGGTCATATGACTCTGGAAAATTTCCAGGATGAACTGTTGGAATGATCTTTTGATTTGGTAAGTGGTGCTGGGAGAGAAAACATGTCCCAATACCTAGGATGATTTACACCTTGCTCGGGCTCCACTTTTTTACATTTTGGTAATTTTCCCTTCCATTTCTCCATCTGCCTTTACACAATCGCTAGATGTTTTACTGAAATATTTTCTTTGTGCCCTTCCTTCTGTATCCTGTGATTTTGAACCTCTTGATTATCTTCTGAACTTCTTGAACCTAGTTATCAGCACCACTTTATGCATTGATGATGGCTCCAGATGCATATGCATCTGCCAAACATCATACCTTGACTTTACTTTGTGATAGCAGGCATCTTTTTTTCCGCTACCCTTTCCCTTAATGTCTCTTTGAGTCTTCGTTGATTTCCATTGTTTCGTTAAGTCCTGGTTCTGGTTTAATATAATTTGGGTCCTTTTGCCCTTTGAGCAAAAGTTTTAACTAATGTTGGTTTTGCACCACCACTTTTTGCTTGTTGTCCCGGAATCTGTCCTGTCTTTTTCTTACGCACTGCTGCTCTGAATATCGTCGCTTCTCCTTTTTCCCTTTTCCTTTCAGAGAAGATAATCTTGCACTACTGGAAAACACTTTGGAGTTTTTAGTTTCTCCAGGTTCCATTTGCACATGGAGGACTCCATTCTGCTTGCACCCATCCAGGTTTCCCTTCTTTTGACCAATTCCCAACCCTTAAAACCACTGGCTGCAATGAACCGCTTCGCTCTTCACTCATTTCTCTTCCTTTACCTTGACAATGACTCTTTGAGAAAATCCTTCTGGATTGTCACAATCATATAGTTTCAGATTTGTCGGACCAACCCATTAGAATAGTAAAGTTACTCTTTATTATTTTAGAAAACCTTGTTTGAGTAATTTCAAGGCTCTGAAGTGGATCCGACGAAGACTGGCGTTATTGGTTACATTATTGGTAGTTTTAACTGTTTCATCTTCAACATCTTTTAACTTTCTTTGTAGATCTATGAGTTTGTCTGGTGACATCGCCCACACTTTTAATCCGTTGCCCAGTGACTTCATATGCTCTAGGCCTTCCACCTTCTCCAGCAGTTCCATTATACCATTGATTGCTTCTTGACCTTTTTCAATCAATGAGTAGAGATTTGTCTGGTGGTACCATAATCTTTTTTAATATCATCTGATTTTAGCGGAGAGATATTGAAATCCTCTTTTACCTTTTCTACTTCAAGAATATTACTTTCAATATTAAGAGCAGAATTTAAACCATCAAAACTATTACTCATATGTATTTTCAGCATCCCTCTGTTGCGTTGGACGTATAAGTCTTCGAGTATATGTAATGAAACCAAGAAAAAAAC